CTAACGGGTGATCTAAAGCCTTCCATCTCGGCTACAGTTTCTGCGGCAGGAACAAACCAGTCTGGAGCAACAGAACTTTCGGATGTTTACAATATTATCACTACAGTAGGTTCTGGAGCAGGTGTCAAACTTCCAACAGCCGCCGCCTCGTTGACTTATACAGTTGTTAATACTACTGCAACAAATCTTCTAGTTTACCCAAATGTATCAGACAAAATCAATGGCGGAACGGTTAACGTTGCTATCACGGTAGCTGCTGGTTCATCTGCTACTTTTGTTGCTAAGGATGCTACAGATTGGTATTCACTGACACCTCTGTTGGTATTTGATTCAAGCGGCACAAGACTAAATTAAGGTTATAGAAAATGAACCCTTTAAAGCTCAAAGCATCTACTACACCGATTACTTCTGCAAACTTTCAGGGTTTGCAAACCATGTCAAATGTGGAAGTTAAAAATTATATTGCTAATAAGATCACAGTAGGATTTGCCGGTGCAGTAGGTAATGGTTCTAACACCGCCGACCTCAATATTGATACAGCAAACGCACTTTCTGGTACCGCAATCGGCACATTTGTTGATACTGACAGAACAGAAGCGACTGGTACTCACCCTGCTACTGGTGCTGTAGACACCGTAACGTATTATGCAAAGCAAATTACTGCTAATGATACTGGTACAATAACAAATCGTCCGCTGCAATATGACGCTGCAATTCAGCAAATGACAGATGCTCAGATCCGCAATGATATTATTGACCAAGCGGTCACAGCAATGGTTACTGAATCAGAGTATACTGCAGGTCAGTATCGTCTTGCTGGTTCGGCGCCAAGTGGCGGTACATGGACCTCGCGCTATACAATTACTGACGTTGCAAATGGTGGTAACACAACTTATTATCTTTGGCAGAAGACTGCGGCTACAACATCACCGAATGCCGATCTTCGTCCACTGAAAACATATAGTGGCAATAACGTAAAGCAAATGACCGATACTGAAATTCAGGAAATGATTCCTTATTTCAGAAATCGTATTATCAGCACCAGTATTGGTACATATAAGATCCAAGCATCATCGCCATCTCCTGGCACTTGGGTTAGCATGGGTTCAGCTTCTGATACTCGTGAACAAGTCGCGTCTGTAAACTATACCGGCTCATATGCTGGTACTAGAACATATTCTAACGTAGCATATGCTGGGACTAGAACTTATACACCAGCGGGATATGCAAATACTTTTGCTGGTACCAGAACATATTCTAACGTAGCATATGCTGGGTCTAGAACATACTCAAACGCCGCATATGCATCATCGTTTGCCGGTAACAGAACAAACACATACTCAGGTTCGCGAACATATACCGGCTCATATGTGACCAACTTCGCTGGTACTAGATCATTTGCCGGTTCAAGAACATATTCTGCCAACTATATTCTATATTACGGTGGTTTTGTTGGTGGTACTTTCGCTGGTAGCAGAACTTACGCCAATGCGGGCTATGTTTCGGCATCAACTAACTTTGCTGGTTCATTCGCTGGTACCAGAACTTATGCCAACGTAGCATATTCAGGAGTCTATGCGGGTTCATACACCTCAACGTATTCTGGTTCGCGAACATACTCAGCTAACTATTCTGGTAACAGAACTTATTCTGGCACATACGCGAACTCATTTGCTGGTTCGAGAACTTACTCAGGAAGTTATTCTGGTAACAGAACTTACACAGGTTCCTATTCTGGCACATATGCGGGCGATACAATTCAAGCAACTAAAGATACCGTATCAACAGTATCTCTCTGGGTTCGCACTGCTTAAACTATACTATATACTTTATATTATTTCTTTTTATGGAGAGTTGAATGATTGTGGATGAAGACGCCATCGTATTGGATTCGGCCGTTATTGTCGAAACTAAAGATTACGAAGAACCTTTTTGGTTAAATAAAGAACTACAGCAAGTAATGGTAATTATCATCTATCCAGATGGTAAGAGACTACCAGCATCTGTATCAGGTGAAGGTGGCAATCCAGACTATATTGCTATTATGGAAAAGTTTACTGAAGAAGATATTGATGAAAATACTCGACTTCGCGAAGAACGCCGCACCGAAGAAGTTCGCCAGCGTATGGAAAGATCGAAGGTCGATCAACAGCGCCGTAAAGACGAGACTCTTTTCGAGGCAAAGCTAGAAGCCTTTGAAGTAGCTATTATAAAAAATTCCACGAACAAAGCCTTAAAAACTAAGATCCGTAGATCGAAGTCTGCGCTTGAAGTTATGGCATATGCTACCATGCTTATCATGGAAGAAGAAAAGAATGCAGAATAACGGATTTGTTTACGTAGCATCTCTTCGTAGAGGTTACTATAGAGCCGCGAAAAACTCTGCACTATCACTTCTAGACTATTGGCCAGAAGCAAAGATTACTTTATTCACTCATGCAGAATGGGTGGAACCAGAAGATTACGCAATCTTTGAGAATATCATCACATATGGTGTTCCGTATCACAAGAGGGCCAAACTATGGGCCCTAGATAAAACTCCATATGACTTGACAGTTTATATGGACTGTGATACAGAAGTTCAGCACGACGATATTCGAAAAATCTTTGAACAGATACCAGATGATGTGGATGTAATCTTTACTGCCAATCGTCCGTATAACGCTGCACTAACTAAACTTTCCGAAACAGAGGAAATGACGGAGCATTGCGGTCTATTTGTCTATCGTAATAATGAACAAACACTCAAATTGATGAGTGCTTGGTGGGGCGAATATTGTAAGCAGAATGAACCCGGCTACGACAGACAGCACTATCCAAAAGAAGCACTACAGTGGGACACATTTACAATGTGGCGCTTATTGACTTATGGGGATATGGGTGTAAAGACAGGAAGATTTCCTGATCCAGATGCAAAGTGGAATTTTGTCATTGGTTATAAACAAGAAGAATTGCAAGGACAAGAGATTGTCATCTATCACTATACGTTACCGCCATCCGTATTGGACAAATAATGAAGGTTTCTAAAAATATAAATCCAGAACTTCTGGAAATTCTTACTCCTTATGCGGAGTGGTTCTTTTCGCAAACAGACCACGACAAATTGAGAGAGCCAGATAGACGCCGAGGATTTGATATCGATACTGGCACTTCTGAAAAGTATATGAATGAACTAGTCGGTAAAGACGGTGAACATGAGGGGTATCCAGAAACCGCTTTCTGTTGTGATATCGGAATGGTAGATTCTGTTCCGACCACTCACCGCGAGAAGCAACAGAAACTTAATCGTGAATTAATTTCGTTTCTAGGTGCTAAGAACAACGCGGTTCATGTTTATTATCCAGAGAATGGATTTATGGGCTGGCACACAAACTGGAATGCAAGCGGCTATAACATTCTTCTTTCTTATAACACAGAAGAGAATGGCGGTTACTTTAGATATTTAGATCCAATAACAAAAGAAATGGTCACTCTTTGGGACCCCAAGGGATGGTCGGTCAAGGTCGGCTACTTCGGTAGGCGGAGTGAGCCTGATAAAGTCTTCTATCATTGCGCTGGAAGTCGCAGCAAGCGTCTCACTCTCGGTTATGTCATTCCCCATGAGGACCTCTGGAAATCGATGGTTGAAGATATTACGGGTGAGGATACCACTCACCTTTCTTGATTGCTTTTAACTTCACTGTATTTTGTGAGTAGGTCTTCTAGAATGGTCAACTGTTCGTGCATGTTTTCAATATCATCCAATAACTTGGGAACTGCAATTCTTGCTCGCTCTAGGATTGCAGTTTCATAGTTTTTAATTCCAACATTAGTAGCAGACTTAATTCGGCGATTTCGAAATAATGTTTTGATTTTACTAATTAACGATGGAATTTTTGGCGTCATGTTTAATTGAATCATGTGTTGATTGCTGCGTTGATCAGTTGCCTGTTGTCGCGCCTTTAAAATTTGTTCTTCTTTTGCTTTTGCTGCTCTGTCATTTTCTCTGGCAAGTTTTTCGTTTTCCTCTTTGAGAATTTGTAATTCTTCTACTAATTTTGGATCTGTAACGTGAACAGTTTCTATAACTGTTTCTGTTACTGTCTCAATTCTCACTGGAGGATTTTCTAAAATCTCTTTTGCTTTAGCAATTATTTCTGCCGCGGCTTTCGTTTCTTCTTCTACTGCAAGTTTTTGTTTCTGTAATTCTTCGTGCTTTTCTTGTGCGATTCGTTCCCTCTCAAGTTCTTCTTGAGAAGGTTCATTAATCTCAACTTCGATAATTTCTTCTTGAAAGTTTTCATCGACCCACTCTTCCACAACTACTTCCTCAGATGGAGACTCCATCCAGGGCGCAGGTGGTGGTACTAGTGGCACCAAAGGTTCTGGTATATAATCTTGAGGTGGTGGTGCAACAACTCTCACTCTTCCCATATTACTTCCTTCCTATTACCATAAATCTATCAAAGTCTACTTTACCATCCCATGACCAATAAGACTGTTCAATCTGACCCTGGTATATAACACTATTTATTCCAACGTTTTCGATATGGTCTTCAATCGTAGGAACACAGTTGATGCCATACATTTCTCTAAAAACATTTGATGACTGGCAGGCAAATATACAATCTGGATTTGCTGTTGTCATTTTCTTTAGCGGATACATCGTTTCACATCCGAGCGAAATTAAAATATCTGTTCCTAGCGCATTGATGTCATGGTATGCAAACGGAATATCCCAGTTAATATGGTCCAATTCTACTCCTGTTTCAGAATAGTGTCTGTTAAAAACTTTGGAAAGTTCTAATGCATCGTCATCAATGTCTATCAGATTCAATTTTCTAATTTCTAAGTTTTCACACAACAAGGGAATCAAAGGAATTCCTAACCAAGAATTTAAAACTGTGATATCTAATTTCTTATCCGGCATCTTAACTTTCTGCAATTGTTCTACCATCCAGATTGCAGCCTCCATGGTATTTGGATTCATAGATTTGCGAAAATCTTCATGCTTGTGTGGCATTTCATGGGCAATTTTATCCAACCCTTCACCCCAATACCGATGATTATTCAAAAAATTATAGTTTAACATCTTGTGGTCTTTCCATTGAATCATATAGACAGATAAGTGGTTCTTCACGAAGGACTTGTTCCCTTACGTCAATTGGCCACATGTATCCGTAGTTGTAACTGTATACCCAACCGTCTGGGAAAAAATTAATTTTTAAAAGATTTTCTCTTTTGTGTCCGAAAAGATTATCAAGACCGCGATAATGAAAAAACATTTGATCTGGATAATCTGTAACAAATTTGGTAATCTTATCAGTATCTAATCTATCATTCCATCTTAACACGCTAGAATTTAGGTCGGTGTATGCACGAGGAATATCTTGCGTATCACGTTTCATTTTCTTCATGTTATGCCAGTGGGTGCGAACAAATGTTAGACCATCTTCTGGGTCGTGGTCTACAATGCAATCGATGTTATTTTGAATGCCAATATCTAGGTCAAGAAATAGTTTTTCTCCATATTGTGGCACAACTCTTCTATCAAACAGATATAATTTATTCCACCATTTCTCGTAGTAATTATCCGCTGGAAGCGGAATTACAACAACTTCTGGGTGTAATCCAATTGGATGTTCTGTCAAGCAGTAAAAATTAAAATCTGTTGTTATGTGTTCTCTACATTGTTCAAGAACACGATTAACATGTTCTGAATCATATTTGAACCCCCATTTTACCGTGTAGATATTAATCATTAAACATTCCAATGCTCTAACAAATCAGAATCAACCAAGGATTCCTGTTTCACTTTACCGCGTCTATTGTCTTGGAATGGAAGTAAATCTACATTGAAGACACATAGTATACAGTCTTTTCTATATTTAGCGACTTCCAAATCGTCTTCTTGCCAGTCGCGACCGCGATTGTATGAGTATGCAAAAGTATTAGGAAAATGTTTCCATAGAGGAGTATTACCAAAGTCGCCCCATCGCCAACTGTGATAGTTGTCTGTTCCGTCGGTAAATGTAAACCAAATACGCTCTTGATGTTCTAGAACATCCTGCCAGATACATTCTGTTTGAACGTCTGACCACACCATACAACTACCATTGGTGTATGCACCATGAGATAACTTAAAGTTACGAGACTTCATGGGTCTAGGGTCTTGCCACCATGACCGCAACTTGGTAGGATTCTCTAGGTCGTAAGTGATGATTGGCGACAAATCATTTTGTATGATGACATCAAGGTCGAAAAAGACAAACCTTCCAGTGGGGTTATCTTCTGCGAAGTTGTGTGTATTGAAGATGAAGGTCTTTGGTCTGTCCCAACAACGTGCCATACCGTATTTGAAATCATCTGAACCAAACCAGTATTTCGGATGGATGTTGGGAATATTTGGGAAGTCGATGACTTTAATCTCGGCGTCAAATCCCTCACTGTTATCTGTATAGCAATAGAAGTGAAACTCAAAATTATCTGGAGTATGCTTCTTTGCCATCCGATAAAGTCGGTTGACAAACTCGGCATCGTATTTGGTACCCCATTTACAACAAACGTAATTGACTCTCATTTCCACAATCCAATAATATTTTTGTCATGACATTCAGATAATTCAACGTGATCTTTAGTAGATGGATGAGGAACATTATCTGTATTAAATAAGCAGATTTTGGCATCATCTCTAAATTTAAAACGCACTACATCATCTGGATAATATCGTCCTCTGTTCCAAGAGTATACCCAACTTTCTGGAATGTTTTTCCAGAAGTCTCTTTGACGCCAATAATGATAGTTATCACTACCCTTAAAAAATGTTTTGAAAACTATTTCACTGTTCTCATAAACGTCATAATATATATGACGGCATTGGCCATATGACCAAAGCATCATACTAGAGTTGAAAAATGTACCTCTTGTTTCGATGAAGAACCTATCATCTATTTGATTTTCTGGCTGCCATAAGCAGTGAATTATTCTAGGTTTCTCGGCCAAGATATCAATCTCATCGATGTTATTTTGAACTACTACATCCAAATCCAAATAGCAGAACTTATCTTCTTCTTCGCAATCTAGCCATTCTTCTGAATTAAAAATTAAAAACTTGGCTCTATCAAAACAAAATGCTTCTTTTCCAAAGTAATATTTTGGGTGTAGTAAGTCATCATCTGGAATAGGATGAACTTCACACTCTAGGTTAGTGGCATCATCCGTATAACAAATAAATCTAAACTCTCCGGTATAATTCTTTTTTACCATGTGATATAGATTGTTCACATAATCAGATGAGTATTTGTCACCCCATTTAATTGTTAGAAAGTTCATCATATTTCTTATCATATCCCGGAAAATAATCTAAACCATTGAGTAAACATACTGTATACTCTGGTCGGTATCTGTCTACAATTCTCTTCTCTGGGTCGTAGTAGTCTGCACCATAGAGAAAAGAATAAAACTCGCCTTTTGGAAACCACTTAAAATCAAAATTCTCGTGCCATAGAAATCTATCGTCACCCCAATACTTGATCATATAATAGTCCATGTCTTTTTCAAAATGTTCCCAAATCTCTTTGGCTTTTGGACTACCAGAGCGCCATAAAACGGCACTAGAATTATAGTTACTCAAGTATTGTTCGCTATAAGAACGAGCATTTTTATCCACCCAACTTATATCCTTCCAATAAGTATAGCATATAGTTGGGCGTTCGTCAAGATAATTCCACAGATTATCGATATCTTTTTGTATTCTAATATCGAGGTCGAAGTAAAGAACATCACCCAAGTCTTCTAATCCATACATCCATATTTTAATAAAAGTTCCGTCAACGTCTTCTGGTAATGGAATTATTTTAACTCTTGGATCAAGAGTAGTATCGTCGGTTATACAGGCATAATTATACTTGCCACCAGTGGCCTCGATAATACGATCTACATCTTCTTTGGAATATTTTGTGCCATATTTTAGCATCAATATCGTTTTCATAGTTCACCTAAAATTATAAATAAGTTCAAATACATTTATAAGGGTTCTTATGGCGCAGGTTCAAAATATTTATATTGATCAGGGAACGACCTTTAGTTTTACTATAGAAGTCAGTGATCAATACGGAGATGCAAAAGATCTTTCGGACTACACTGGCGCATCGCAGATGCGTAGGTCTTTTTATACAAACACCGCAATAGATTTTACCACAGATATTACTTCTCCCTTGGATGGCGAAGTAACTATATCTTTGACGGCAGAAGAAACTTCCGAAATTAAAGCAGGAAGATATGTTTACGATATTGAAGTAGTGAGCGATGAAGAAACTATCAGAGTTCTCGAAGGAATTGTAGTAGTTAATCCAGAGGTAACAAAATAATGGCTATTAAAGTAACCGTTCCAAATTCTAAAACTATAAATACGAGTATAGTTAGCACCCGCGGAGCCCAAAAAGTGGAGACCTTGGCGAATGTTGACGCAGCAGGATTACAGGATGGATATACATTGGTTTATAACTCAGAGACACTAAAATGGGAAGCAGTAAACCCTTCAACTACTGTTATCCTTGATGCCATTGATGGCGGAACGTATTAAAACAAACTAAGGCAACCAAAAGGAATAGTCTAAATGTCAACAATTATTCAAATTAAAAGAAGTGCAGGCGCAACTGCTCCAGCAACATCCGCTCTCCTAGAAGGTGAAATGGCATATGCACAGGACGCCAGCAACAGCGGCGCAAGTGCAAAACTTTACATCGAATCAGTGGAAGGCGGTTCTGCCGCAATTCATGCCGTCGGTGGTAAGTATTTCACAGACAAGGTTGATGCGCGTCTTATCGATGCAACCACAACAGTTGGTGGCAAAGCAACCTTTGCTGAAGGAACAAATAATGGTTCCAACAAAGTAACTCTTAAGGCAGCCGATACACTGGCTGCTGACCTTACTCTGATCCTTCCAACCGCAGACGGTACAAACGGTCAGATCCTTACCACAAACGGTTCAGGTCAACTCGCATTCTCCTCACCTGCTTCGTCTTCGTTCACAATCAGCGATAACCAAGGAACTCCAAATACGGATTCCTTCTCGACTGGTGGAACTCTGACTTTTGCTGGTTCAGCTGGTGTCAAGACAACAGTTTCAGACAACCAAGTTGCTATCGTTGCTGATATCACTGGTGCAACTGCTCTGACATCACTTGCTGATGCAGACGAATTCCTTGTTTATGATGCTTCGGCAACTGCAAACAAGAAGATTACTGCTGAAGATATTGGCGATTACATCTATGCTGCCGTTTCTGGCGATATCACAATCAGCGAATCAGGTGTTGCTTCGATTGCTGCCAACTCGGTTGCTCTTGGAACCGACACAACTGGTAACTATGTTGCTACTGTTGCTGGAACTGCAAACCAAATTGCTATCACAGGTTCAGGTTCTGAAGATGCTGGTGTAACTGTTGCTCTTACTAATGACGTTACCCTTGTTGGTGACCTAACAGTTGGCGGTAACGACATTAAAGCAAATGGCGGCACAACTTCTATCACTCTTTCGGGTGCAGATGTTACTGTTGCTGGCGACCTTACCGTATCTGGAAATGACATCAAGTCATCTTCCGCGACTGCCCTGACTCTTGCTGGTTCTGATGTTACCGTTGCTGGTGACCTGACAGTCACAGGAAACGATATTAAGTCATCTTCTGCTACTGCTCTGACACTTTCGGGTGCAGACGTTGCTGTTGCTGGTGATCTAACAGTTACTGGAAACGACATTAAGTCATCGGGTGGCACAACTGCTCTTACACTTTCGGGTGCTAACGTAACAGTTGCTGGTAACCTTACAGTTTCGGGAACGACAACTACTGTTAACTCGACAACTCTAACTGTTACCGATCCACTCGTATTTGTTGGTAACGACAATAACGCAACTGACGCAGTTGACATCGGTCTGTTCGGTATGTATGATACCAGCGGTTCGCTAGACCTTTACTCAGGTATCTTCCGCGATGCTTCAGACGGTAAGTGGAGACTCTTCAAGGACTCACAAGCTGCTCCAACCACAACTGTTAACACAGCGGCAACTGGTTACACCATTGCTACTCTTGTTGCTAACCTTGAGGGCGGAACTATTTCGTCGCTTGCTTCAGCAATCGCTGTTGGAGACGGTGGTACTGGTGCACAGACACTGACTGCTAACGGTGTTCTCTTCGGTAGCGGAACTTCTGCTATCCAAGCAACCGCAGTTGGAACTGCTGGACAAGTTCTAAAATCTGGTGGGTCAGGGGTTGCTCCTTCGTTCGGTAATATCGACGGTGGAACATACTAATAAATAGATAAGAATGGGGTGGGACTGTCCCACCCCAACTCTGTGGAGATACATAATGGATCAAACTAAGTTCATCAATTCGTATATTAATAATTTGGCAGAACAACTTAAAGCAATTACTCTTGATAATATCATGGTAAAGACTCAGTTAAATTTAGCAAACGAGACGATGGCTGAATTGACAGCCAAGATCCAGGAATTAGAAGAGGCAGCAAATCTTGCGTCTACTACACCTGAAAAGAAAGCCGCTAAGACCGACTGGGAAGAATCGAACTTTACAAAAGACGGATAGGATTAGCGAATGTCAGCAGCAGTGTCAACAGTAGTTCAAATCAAAAGAAGTGAAACCGGAGGCGCGGCCCCAACTGGTGCCAATTTAGCAGTAGGTGAACTTGCGGTAAATTTAACAGACAAGAAAATTTACTCGAAAAAAACTGATGGTACTGTTGTTAGTCTTGGCGGAGTTGAAGTAAACGATGGTGGTGCAGCAACATCAGTGGCAACGATTTCATTTGCTGATACCATCTTCGGTGATTTCGCTGTTGATACCACAACAACTCCAGGTGTCGCAGTTGTTCGCCTAAATCAAAACGCAGATTTAGATTACGGTCTAATTACAGATAATGTTTTTGCGTATAACTCAATTGATTACGGGAGCATCTGATGGCAGCAAGAGTCAAACTAAGAAGAGGTACTTCGACTCAACACAATACCTTTACTGGTGCAGAAGCAGAAATCACCGTAGACACTACAAACAATTCTATAAGAGTGCATGACGGGTCAACTGCTGGTGGACATGAGTTGTTAAAAACTACTCTAGCAAACATAAAAGACGGTGCCATTCTTGATGGTGGAACATATAGTACCTAAAATGGTGGACTAGGAGATACAAATGGCAACGATTTTACAACTTAGAAGAGGGACTACTGTTCAGCACTCAACCTTTACGGGTGCTGTCGGTGAAGTCACGGTCGACACAACAAAAGATACAGTAGTTGTTCATGACGGTACTACCGCTGGTGGTAAACCTCTGGCAACAGAAGCATATGTTACTTCGGCAATTCAGACTAAAGATAACAGCGACGAGATTACAGAAGGTTCAACAAACCTTTACTTTACAAATACAAGAGCAAGAGCTGCATTTACCGCAAGCACTGGTATTTCCATTACTGATGGTGCTATCTCTACTTCTATCACTCAGTATAATGATGCATCTGCAAGAGGTGCCATTTCTGTAACTGACTCTGGTGGTGATGGATCACTAGCATACAACAATACTACTGGTGTAATTACATACACTGGACCTTCTGCGTCTGACGTTCGCGCTCACTTCAGCGCAAGCACTGGTATTAGTATTACTAGTGGCGCAATTTCATCCACTATTACCCAATATACCGACTCACTAGCAAGAGCATCCCTAAGTTTTACTGCTGGTTCAGGAGCATATAACAGCACAACTGGTGCTATTACCATCCCAACTAATACCAGTCATCTAACTAATGGCGCAAACTTTATTACTCTGACAAGTCTAAGTGCTGGTACAGGGATTTCATATAATAATACAACTGGTGCAATTTCAAGCACAATCACACAATATACAGATGCATCTGCAAGAGGTGCCATTTCTGTAACTGACTCTGGTGGTGATGGATCGCTTGCTTACAACAATACTACTGGTGTAATTACATACACTGGTCCAAGTGCAACAGATGTCCGCGCTCACTTCAGCGCAGGAACAGGTGTTACTATCACTGATGGTGCAGTTGCTATTGGTCAGGCAGTTGGAACTGGTTCTAACGTTACATTCAATGATTTAACTGTTAGTGGCAATCTTACTGTTTCCGGAACTACTACTACAGTAAATACCGAAACAATCAATCTTGCTGATAATATTATTACATTAAATAGTAATGAAGCTGGCACCCCAAGTCAGAATGCGGGTATCGAAGTTGAACGTGGTACTTCTACTAACGTGGCCCTTCAATGGAATGAAACTAGTGATGTCTGGGAATACACAGTAGACGGCACCAACTATATTCCTGTGGTTGGTACTACTGCAACGCAAACTCTTACAAACAAGACACTTACCAGTCCAACACTAACAACACCAGCATTAGGTACTCCTGCTTCTGGTGTAATGACCAATGTAACTGGTACAGCATCTGGATTAACTGCGGGTAATGTAACAACCAACGCAAACTTAACTGGACATATTACATCAGTAGGTAATGCAGCGGTACTTGGATCATTCACTTCTGCCCAACTCCTAGCAGCCTTAACTGATGAAACTGGTACTGGTGCTGCCGTATTTGCTAACAGTCCAACACTCGTAACTCCTGCATTGGGTACTCCAAGCGCATTGGTAGGCACAAACATCACGGGTACTGCCTCGGGTCTTACTGCTGGTAATGTAACAACTAACGCAAACTTAACTGGGCATATCACATCGGTAGGCAACGCAGCGGTACTTGGATCATTCACTTCTGCTCAACTCCTAGCAGCCTTAACTGATGAAACTGGTAGCGGCGCTAATGTTTTTGCCACAAGTCCAACGCTTGTTACACCAACTATTGGCGTAGCAACTGCCACATCTGTTAACAAGGTTGCGATTACTGCTCCAGCAACTGGTTCTACTCTAACACTTGCCGATGGTTCTACTCTAGCAACTTCTGGTGCGTTTAGCACAACTCTAACTGCCACTGCTGCAACTAATGTAACATTACCAACTACTGGCACTCTAGCGACACTTGCTGGTACAGAAACTCTTACCAATAAAACATTAACAACACCAGCGCTGAATGGTGCGGTTGTAGATAATAACAACGCTGTTTCTGCTGCGGGTTCAACTCAAGCGGGTGCTACTGCTCTAACCGTAGATTATAACGTAGTTACTACAGTTGCTGCATCTACTGGAGTTAGACTCCCAACTGCCACGGCTGGTCGTAGAATTGTAATTGTTAACAAGGGTGCAAACACTGTTAGCATCTATCCAGCAACTGGTGGAACAATCGACGCATTATCAGCAAACGCAGCAATTCAGGTCGCAGCAAATGGTTCAATTGAAATAATGGCATCATCATCTACACAGTGGTATTCTATCTCTCGTGTTGCAATTTTTGACTCTACTGGGGCTCTACTTAACTAATGTCAACTGTAGTCCAATTAAAAAGAAGTGAATCCGCAGGTTCAATCCCAACAGTAAATGATATTGCTGTTGGGGAACTCGCAGTAAATTTAGCAGATGGTGCGCTGTATTCTAAAAGAACCGATGGTGCCATTATCGAAATTGGTGGCAATTTACCAGACGAGTATTATCTTTCATCAAACCAAGATTTTGGTTTAATTACACAAAATGTAGATGCCACGTTAAATTTGGGTGATGTTGGAACTGAATCTTCTGCATCAAAAAGTCTTGGTGATATTAGCATTTACGTTGAATCTGTCGGTGTGCCTGCTTCATCCGCATCATCTGGAACAGTAAATACTATCGCAATTGATACCAATTATCTCTACATCTGTGTTGCAACCGATACTTGGAAGAGAGTGCAACTCTCTTCCTGGTAGTTATAAATAGTCCCAAAGAGGACAAGATATGGCAATTTCATCAAGACAAGGGTTAATCGATTACTGCCTTCGCAGACTCGGATTTCCGGTAATTGAAATCAACGTTGATGACGATCAGATTGAAGATCGTATCGATGATGCATTGCAGTATTTCCAAGAGTTTCATTTTGATGGCGTTGAGAGAGTGTATCTTCAACACCAGGTTACGGGCGCAACGCTTAAATTTTCTGGTCTATCAGCTCCATCATTTGAAGTAGGTGAGTTATTGATTGGTGCAACTTCTGGTGCAAGCTGCTACGTTGTTTCTATCAACGGCACAAATTTAATTGTAAGTAAAGTATCTGGAACATTTACAGCCAGTGAAATAGTTACAGGTGAAACTTCTGGCTTTAGTAGAACATTAGCACCAACAGCTTTTTATACTCCAGGTGATATTGAGAATGGATATGTATCTATTCCTGATGCCGTTATTGGCGTTATCAGAGTATTGCCAGTAAATGGTCCAAGCTCTGGTATGAATAACGCAAACAATATGTTTGATATTATGTATCAATTCCGTATGAACGATATGTATAATCTATTGTCGGCCGACATGATTTATTTCACTCAAATGAAACAATACTTGTCGATGTTAGACATGCTTCTGGTAGGCGATAGATCATTTGCATATAATCGTAAGACAGACAAGCTAGAAATTCATTGTAAATGGACCGATGTATTTGAACCTGGCGATTTCATTATTGTTGAATGCTACCGCATTGTCGATCCAAATACATACACTCAGGTCTATGATGATAGATTCCTGAAAGAATATGCTACCGCTTTAATTAAAAAGCAGTGGGGAATCAATATGAAAAAATTTGGTGGTATGCAATTACCAGGTGGCATCGTCATGAACGGTCAGCAAGTCTACGATGAAGCAGTTGAAGAACTTCGGATGATACAACAAGATATGCAACTTAGCTCGGAACTTCCCGTCGATTTCATGGTGGGATAAGATATGCCTACCAACTTCTACTTTCAATCAGGTAATACATCTGGCACAACAAACGAACAGCGTTTGTTGGAGGACCTGGTTATCGAAAGCATGAAGATTTATGGGCATGATGTTTACTATCTACCTAGAACCATAGCAAACCAAGATTCAATTCTATTTGAAGATGCGTTATCATATTTCACCCAAGCATATCCATTGGAAATGTATCTTGAAAACACAGAGGGCTTCGAAGGTCAAGGTGAACTACTAACAAAGTTCGGCTTTGAGTTTAGATCGACCGCAACGTTTGTTGTCGCTAGACGCCGTTGGGAAGAATCTGTTGGTAGAAATGCAGAAAATTTACAGTTACCAGAGCGTCCATCTGAAGGTGATCTGTTGTTCTTTCCTAAAACAAAGACGTTCTTTCAAATCAACTATGTGGACTTTTTAAATCCTTTCTACCAGTTGGGAAAGATTTACACATATAGAATGTCATGCCAAGTATTTGAATTTAGTTCTGAAACTATCGATACTGGTCTTGAAGAAATTGATAGCATTACTGATGGCTTAACTCAAGACATTTTTGATTGGCAACTTATCATGGAGTCTGGTGATTTTGTTCTATCGAATACCGGCGACTCAATTATCTTACAAGAAAGCGGTACAACAAACGTCGATTCTTTAGATCAGACTAATGAGTTTGAAAACGAAGCGGGTGAGTTCTTAGATTTCACAGCATTCAATCCATTCGGTGAAGTTCAAGTAAGGACAGCGGCATAATGTTTTTAAAGCAGCATTTTTATCATCAACATATTCGTAAAGCTATCATTGCTTTTGGAACGATATTCAATCAACTAACCGTAGAGCGTAAAAACTCTGCGGGCGAAGTGGCTCAGTCCATTCGAGTGCCTCTGGCATACGGACCTAAAGATAAGTTTCTAGCAAGAGTTGCTGCGGTACCTGGAAATGATCCTGCGTCTGTTGCAATCACATTACCTAGAATTGGGTTCGAGATTACAGGCCTTCAATATAATCCACAACAGAAACTGAATATTCTTACCAAGAATATAGCAGTGGGTGTGGGTGACGATGCAGATAAAGTAAGAGTGCAGTATACTAGCACCCCATATACTTTATCGATATCTCTTTTTATTGTGACTAAAAATCAAGATGATGGTCTTCAAATTATCGAACAGATTTTACCGTTCTTCAATCCAGATTTTTGTGTGTCCATAACTGATATTCCAGAAATGGGAATCAAAAGAGACTTACAAATTATATTAGAGAATGTTTCATACGAAGATAATTACGAAGGTGAGTTTACACAAAGACAATCTATTGTGTGGAATCTAACCTTCAATCTTGGTATAAACTTCTACGGTCCAGTTGATATGCAGGGTTATATTAAAACTGCAATTGCCAATACATATGCGGCCATTAATCCGAGCGCAGACACACAAGAAAAAATTAAGTATCAAGTAACCTATACGCCTAATGATGCATCCTATCTAGATGATTGGAATTATGTGGAGCAATTTGATGAAGCCTACGAATAATCAATACGATAAATTAGATGCCATTTTTGGCACACATATGGATGAAGTTCTGAGTTTGAAAGAAGAAAAACTACCAGTAGTGGTTGAAGAACCATTGCTGCCAGAAATCATATCTGCGGGTGATGATATTGAAGATGACTATCTGGCCGCAAGAAAAAAACTAAACGATTTGATTGGTACCAGCCAGCAGGCTCTTGATGGTATGTTGAATGTTGCTCTAGCTAGTGATAGTCCTCGCGCATATGAAGTGGTGGGTCAGTTGATAAAGACCACGGGTGATGCAGCCAAAGACCTTCTTGATTTGCAAGCAAAGAAAAAGAAGTTGCGAGAAGAAGAACCAAAGAAACAGAATATTGATACACAAAACAATATCATCTTTTCTGGTTCCACATCTGATTTACTTAAAGCATTGAAGGCCGAGAAAGCTAAAGTAATAGATCATGAGTGAGGAATCCTCGTACCACGGTAATATTAACTTAAAGCCGATTGGTCATAAGCATAACTTTACATTTGAGCAACTGGCAGAGATTGAAAAATGCCAGGAAGATCCTATTTACTTCATTGAAAATTATTGTATGATTGTTACTCTGGATTATGGTCTACAGTTGTTCAAGTTGTATGATTGCCAGAAAGAAAAAGTAAAACATATTCTAGATAATCGTAAAGCGATTCTTATGGAAGGTCGCCAGCAGGGTAAAACTATTACTTCGGCTGCTTGCATTCTTTGGTATACTCTCTTTCAAGATTCTAAAACAGTTGCTATCATGGCAAACAAGACAGCCGCTGCTCGTGAAGTTATGGCTCGTTATCAAGGTATGTATGAACACTTGCCTCTATGGATGCAACAGGGCGTCAAGACATGGAACAAGGGTGACGTAGAGCTAGAAAACGGCTCTAAGATTTTCACCGCTGCTACAACTGCATCTGGTATTCGTGGTAAGTCTGTTAACTGGCTATACATCGATGAAGCCGCGATCATTCCAAACACCGTCGCAGAACAATTCTTTGCTTCTGTTTATCCTACTATTTCGGCGGGTCAAACAACAAAGATTCTTCTGACATCAACTCCACTCGGTTACAATCACTTCTGGAAATTCTGGAACGAGGCTGAAAAAGGAAACAACGGCTTTGTGCCTATGTTTATTCCTTACCACAGAATTCCTGGTAGAGATGAAGCCTGGGCAGAAGAGCAACTACGCTTGCTTGGAGAACTAAAGTTTAACCAAGAAGTTCTTTGTGAGTTTCTTGGTTCGAGTAACACTCTCGTTTCAGCCAAGACTTTGGGTGCAATGAGTTCGATTGATCCTATTCACGCAAAAGATGGACTGGATATTTTTGAAGAACCTATCGATGGCCATATCTACGCAATGGGTGTAGATACGGCGCGAGGTGTAGGCGGAGACTATTCTGCCTTCACAGTTTTGGATGTTACAGAAGCGCCATACAAATTGGTGGCCAAGTATCGTGATAATAAAATTGCTCCGATGTTGTTTCCTAATATCGTAGCTAAAGTAGGTACCGACTACAACAAGGCATATATTCTTGTTGAAATCAATGATATCGGTCAACAAGTGGCTGATATTCTACACATGGAGTTAGAGTATGATAATATTCTGACTACTGTAAAGACCGCTTTAAAGCAATATCTATCACCTGGGTTTGGTACAAAAACACAACGCGGTGTTAGAATGACGAAACAAGTAAAGAGACAGGGCTGTTTTGCCTTGAAGTCTCTACTTGAAGAACAAAAATTATTAGTATTTGATGCCGAAACTATTTCTGAGTTCTCTACTTTCATCGAAAAGCAGGGAAGTTGGATGGCAGATGAAGGTTACTTTGATGATCTTGTAATGAGTCTGGTTCTATTAGCTTGGATGACAAGTAATCCATACTTCAAAGATATGACAAATGTTGATATCAGAGAAAGAATGTATAAGGACCAGATGGATCAAATTGAAGAGGACATGACTCCGTTTGGAGCAATAAATAATGGATTTCAAGAAGACTATTTCGTATCAAATGGTGATCTTTGGAAAGTATCTGATGAGGATGAGCCTCGACGAGAAGGTTGGCTACTGTAACTTTTACATTTTTATAAATAAAAACATAAAACATAAAACGACAAGTTAATATTGTCAAGTTTACAACGAGGAGAAGAATATGGCTTTTCAATTATCGCCAGGTGTCCTAGTAGCAGAAAAGGATCTAACAAACGTTATTCCAGCCGTATCGACTTCGGCAGGCGCGTTTGCTGGTTACTTCAACTGGGGTCCTGTAGAAGAAATTTTTACCGTAAGTTCAGAAAATGAACTTCGCAAGTATTTTGGTCTACCGCTAAACCCTACCGACTGGTTCACTGCCGCCAACTTCCTGGCATATGGCAACAACCTTCAGCTTGTTCGCGCTGTAGGCTCAGCCGCAGAGAATGCTACATCTGAAGGTAGCGGTGTTTACATTCCTAATCGAGACGCTTATGAAGCCACTTATGCAAACGGTGGCACCCCGAATGGTGATGTAGCTGCTAAATACCCTGGTCTTTATGGCAATAGCCTTGAAGTTCAATATGCCGACGCAACTTCGTTCACTGGCTGGGAATATGCTTCATTCTTTGATGGTGCCCCTGGCACAAGTGCCCAGGCCACCGCGGCTGGTTGTTCGAATGACGAACTACACATTGTAGTTGTCGATACACTTGGTCGTTTTTCTGGCGCAGCAAATACAGTAGTTGAAAGATTTGCATTTGCTTCTAAGCAGGTTGGTAACAAACTGGCTGACGGTACAAACAACTACTATAAGGAAGTTCTAAACCAACAATCACAATATATCTGGTGGATGAATCACCCATCAGGTAGAAACTGGGGTGCGCTTTCTGGAACTGCATTCGATGGTACAGAACAAGATGGTCAAGCCGCCGGCCAAGACGCACTAGTTTTGGATTTAAATGGTGGTAATCTTGCTACGCCGTCAACTGGCGATCTACAAGACGCTTACAGCCTGTTTGGAAACAAAGAAATTGTTGATATTTCACTTGTCCTAACCGGTGGCCACGCAGCCGCAGTAGTAAATCACGTTATCGACAACGTAGCGTTAGCTCGTTTAGATTGCGTTGTATTCCTATCACCACCTCTTGCCGCTGTATACAACAATGCTGGCAGTGAAGCTGCGGATGTAGTTGAATATCGTCAAACCGATATTAACCGTAACACTTCATACGCCGTTATGGATTCTGGCTGGAAGCGCCAGTATGACCGCTACAACGACCAATACATCAATGTTCCTTTGAACGCTGATACTGCTGGTCTTTGTGCCCGCACAGATCAGACAAACGATGCCTGGTGGTCACCTGCTGGCTTCAATCGCGGCCAGCTCAAGAATATTGTTAAGCTGGTTTGGTCACCAGATCAAACAGAACGCGACACACTTTACAAGAATGGTGTTAACCCAGTAGCTACCTTCCCAGGTGAAGGCACTCTACTTTACGGTGATAAGACTCTTCTTGCTAAGCCAAGCGCATTCGACCGTATCAATGTTCGCCGTCTATTCATTGTTCTTGAAAAGGCTATCGCAACTGCGGCCAAGTATCAACTCTTTGAGTTCAACGATGTCTTTAGTCGCGCACAGTTCCGTTCGATGGTTGAACCATTCCTACGTGACGTTCGAGGCCGTCGTGGTATCTTTGACTTCCGCGTTGTTTGTGACGAAACAAATAACACAGGTGAAGTTATCGACCGCAACGAATTTGTTGCTGATATCTACATCAAGCCAGCACGTTCGATTAACTTCATCTATCTGAACTTTGTTGCGGTTCGTACCTCAGTATCGTTCACAGAAGTTGGCGCCTAATAACCCGACTAAATAGAAATAGGAGATTTATAAATGGATATTTCAAAATTTAAAGGGTTACTAGGGGCTGGCGGTGCTAGACCAAACCAGTTCCGTGTTATTCTAACATTCCCAGGCTACGTTTCTTCGGTGCCGGATACAGAATACTCGTTACTAGTTACTGGTGCAGCACTTCCTGCGTCAACAGTAAACCCAACAATCATTCAATACCGCGGCCGCGAAGTTAAGTTGGCAGGTGAGCGTATCTTTGATCCGTTCACAATCACAGTTGTCAACGACACTGCGATGTCACTTCGTCGTCCATTCGAAGAATGGATGAATGGTATGAATGATTTAGAAGCCAACACTGGTATTCTAAATCCAATTGACTATCAAGTTGATATGTCAGTAGAACATCTAGATCGTAATGACGATCCACTTATGACTTATGTTCTTTATAATGCT